TCGGGGCTGGCTTCTCTGATCTTCTGCGCAAATTGCGCCGGGTTGGTGGTATAGAGGTTGTCGAGTTCGCGAAAATAGCTGCGCTCCTGCAGCGTTTCCTGAACCGCCTGCTCGATGGGAACGCCTTCGGTGTCCGACAGCGACTTAACCGCTGCCATCGTAGACTCGATCTGCCCCAGACCTTCGGGATACTTCTGCGAAATTGCGGCCGATTCCTGTATTGCTCTTTTAACGGCCTTGATCTGATCCTTGTTGAGCGCTTTGCCAGAGAAAAGCGGGTCTTTTATGTTTCTCCACAGCGTAGAACCCTGAAGTTCGGGACTGTCTGCGGATGTTTCTGCGCCTTCCGTACTTACGTCAGTTGATTCGCTATCGTCTGACTGTGTTTCCACCGGGGATTCGGTGCTTTCTATCGGTTCTGTTTCCACTGCTGCGTCGAGCAATGCTTCCTCTGGCATAAGTCTCCTAGATACTCGGTTTCCCGCCTGTGTTCGGTGCTTCTACATTCTTCTGAACCTGTGTCGAGCCTTCCGGCGTCCCGCTGGCCTTCGGTGTGGGCATCGGCTGCTGCGGAGCCTGCGGCTGCATCGCCGCCTGCTGCATCATCTGCTCGGCAGCCATCTGATCGTGAATCGCCTTGTGCAGACGAACGTTCAGAATGCCCTGCTGCGCCATCGCAATCTCTTCCGGAGAACCGGTGGTCATGCGAATCCAGCAGTCCTCGCTCGAGAGGTACTCGGCGCATTTCTTCGATTCCCAGATGTGGAAATCGTCCTTTTCGGGAACAATGGAGGGCATCTGGGGCGGCGGAGGCTGGAACGGCGGATCAGGCAAGCCTTGCCCTTCTGCTGCCATAGCTTGCGCAGCATGTTGGACCATTGCCTGTTGAACTGCCTGCGAGTTATCTGTAGGCGGCTGTTCCAGCAGAACCTCAAGTTCCCGCATTTGCTTCTTGTACGCAATCGCGGGAATAAGGGTGATATCGGGGTTGCCATTGAGTTCCAGCAACTCCTGCCAGTTGTCGGGAGATTCAAACAAAGCAGCACCCAACGGGGTTGTGGCAGCGAGTGGAAGGAACGTCGTGATGTTCTGGCGCTTCGCCGAAGTCGATTCGGGGAACGATGAATCCACATCGGCATTAGCATGGAAGGTTCCCTTTCTGATGCGCTGCAACTGAAACGTAACCGTGGTTCCGGACTTGCCGGGAACGCTGATTTCCTTGGCATGGTCTGGATTCTTCGAGGCCAGAAGAACAACCTGCGTGTAGATCGTGGCCCACATGCGCTGCATATTAGACCATGCGGGTCCGAGAATGCCCATCGCCTGGGCGCGGTCCATGGCCTGACCGGATGCGGTTTGACTGGCCTTTGCATTTCCCTGCAGCGCGGGAAGCGCGCCGACCAGATCGGGCTCAAGCGTCATGCGCAGTTCTTCCATTGCCTGAATGAAGGACTGCGGAACCGCAAAGTCCGGTTCGCGGTAGACTATATTGCCCGCAATGACTTGATCCGGAGCAGCTTCCTTGAGTAGATGGAATCGACCTGGCGCGGAGCGAGTGTCCGCAATCGCGTTGTAGTCATTAGCGGAACCCTTGAAGTAAGTTGCTGGCCAGCCTTTCTCATAGTTCTCACGCTCCGCGTTCTTGAAGTCGTTGAAAGTGTCCTGCGTAACCTTGGCGGGCTCCATCAGCGCCCCGCCCGTCATACCGTCGCGCACGTCGGGAAAGCCTACACAGATCGAATCGTCCATCGCCTCGTTCCACGATTCGGAGTAGGTCTTGCCGATGTACTTCATGTGAATGCCATCGGGAAAAAGCTCGAGCAGCGCAGAACGGATGGTCACCTGCAGGTTTCCGTCCGCGTCTTCCTCGGGAGTCCACTCGTGGCCCTCGGGCGGCTCATCGGTGAGCACGTTGTCGCAGCACCCTTCCTCGAACGCCGCGGGGCGGAGGAACGCGTGGAGTTCGGTGGTGATGTGCGCCAGAGCCTGTCCGGTAAGGTAGTAGCCTTTGCGCGCCTGCTTTACGCCGAGTCTTGCGTATCGCTCCCAATCCGATTCACCAAGGGCCGCTTCGCCACCGGCAATCTTTTTCCGAATCCAGGGATTTTGCGACTTGGCGAGAACCGCGTCTGGGTCTTCGTAGCAGAAGATGAAAACCGACTTGTCGAAATCTCTGGTAGTGATCGGAACCCGCGTCTCAAGCGTGCCGTAGACCTTGCAGGTTTCCATCTGACGGGGCTGGCCTTCTTCATTCACGCCCCATCTCTGCGCATCCTTTGCGGTGTAAACGCGGGTGACCACGCGCCCCGAGAGGCACATGTAGCGCGAAATCTCTTCCTGAATGCGCTTTACATCATTGGCCTTATCGAAGTAGTGACGATAGCCCTCGGCTATTTCGGCGGACTGTTCACCTTCTGGGTTTCCAAACTGGTTAGGTATGAAGTCAATTCCGGGAGGATTTTGGGTGAGAACAGCGTGGAGGGCACGACGATCTCTCCGGAAGATGTTGTAGGCACCCATATACTCGGGACATTCAAGTTGCTTTCCTTGTCCGAGATCAACATACCCTCCTGCAGTACCAATCTGGTAAACTCCTGTACCCCAATTGGGGTAGACGTGTTGGACTCCGTCGTCATAGAACCTCAACAATCTGTCCATCAGGACTTCGATACGGCGGTCATACTGATCGCGCTGCGAAAACACCTTGACCAGATTATCCAGCGCTTCCTTGAGTTGCTTAGGCAGGTCGCGGTTGTTGGTCCCGTAGGTAGGCGGTTCACCCGGATCGGGCAGCACTTCCGCGTGTTCTTCGGTTTCGCTTGGCGGGGGAGAGAGCGCGGGAAGTTCGAGCGTTGCGTCTGCCATCAGTTCACCATATGTCTGGTTGCTGCACGAGAGAACTTCTCCCGCGCATCAAGTACTGCTTTCACCGCATGCTTCAGCGTGATGCAGCAGAAATTGCCATCCTGAAGATTGATCTTGCCGCAGTAGGGGCATTCGATCACGAAGTTATCCCCGTCGCACACCGCCGCCACCTGCTGCGCTACGTGTGCCAGTCTTCCCCGTGCTTCCTCGTCGCTCATTGTCTCGGCTTCTTTGCGGCCTGCGTGAGCACGCCTTGTTGGGGGGCTTGCGCATTAACGTGGATCTGATTCGCCTGATTGACCATCTGATCATGCCATGAAGTATCGGGATGCGGAGTGGGAGGCATGAGCAAATCGTGAATCGTCTGGCCCGGCGCAGAGAGCATGTTCACGGCGCGCGACCCCTTGTTGCGCAGATCCTCCATCATGGGCTGGAACGGCCCGAAACCCGGTGAACTCATTTGCCCCTCGCCTTTCTCGTCAGTACGCCCTGATATTCCTTCTTGCCTTTTTCCGCTTCCCTCTTCTCAGACAGCATGATGGCGATAGCCTGCTTCTGATTCTTGACAGACTTACCGGAGCCCCCTGATTTGAGGGCTCCAGTCTTCCATTTGTGCATTACTTCCGTGTAAGGCATCAGTTGACCTTATTCTTCGGTGTTGGGTATTTGACCCATTCCTTGCCATTCCAGAACAGATGGCTACTATTGTCCTGAAATAGAGCTTGCCGCATTCGTTCTATCTGTTCTTTGTTCATGGCTAGTACAGTGTGAACGCCGTTGATGCGTAGACCGAACCCGACGCCGCCGTGTAGGACTTTGATCCTGTCACGCCGGAGTAGTCGAGAACGGTATAGGTGGATGTGGCCAGAGACTTCTGCGCAACCAGCGCGGTGAGTCCGCCAGCGTGTCCGCCGTTGGCTGCAAACCATGCGGGCGAAAGAACCACCAGACCGCCGCCCTTGGCCTTCACGTATTCCGCGGCTTCCTGAAGCCCGAGAGTTCCGGAGCGAACCTGAGCGCCGGTACCATGCGCATAAGTAAAGGTCGCATTGATGAGCAACTGGCCGAGGTTGTTGGTCGATACTGCGGTCGGAGTGACGGTTTCGAATCCCGAGTCGGATCCGATAGTGATGGGAGTGTTGACAGTGACCGGAATGTTCGAGCCGCCCGATGAGAACGGGACCGGGGGAGCGCAGACGATGGTGTAAGCGCCGGTAGCGGTTGAGCCCTGCACAACCTGAAGGGCGGGAGCCTCGCTGATGGACGTTCCATAAGCAAATTCTGCCGCGTTGACGAGTCCTGCGAATCTGGATATAGCCATGATTCCTCCGTTTAGACTTTTTGCGTGCTCGGCTTCAGAGCCAAATCATTCCCTGCCGCCGTTCGTACATCGAACTCTACCCAGAGCCCGATTCCGTTCTTGATGAACACCTTCTGGCCTTCCCCGAAAGGACGGAGGGCCAGGCCTTCGGCTGATCCGGGTACATCAAGTGAAACTGTGGTATTCAAACGCTGATAAGCCTGCGCCGGCTGATCGGTCACCGAGACAACCGTCTCCGAGATGCCCTCGATGATCTCCTTGTCGCCCACATCGAGAACCAGCTTGTGCGCGTTCACGTAGAACAGGTTGTCAAACGGCCTAATCGCCATAATTCCACATCCGTTCAACTAAATGTCCGTCACAATAGACAGTGCGACAATTCCCTTCTTTAACCTCTGCAGAACCCTCGCGCAATGTTTTCTGAATATCAGAAGGAAAACCTAGGCAAATACCCGTCTTTTTGTCGATGAGTCCTGAATTGGTAAGCCAATACTTTTTCACCGGCCTATTTTCCATTCTTCACCTTCCGGCATTTGGATATATTAATAGCCACTCAGCGATTCCTCTTGCTGCGGCGATTCCTGATGCTGCGGTTCTCCGGCTTCCTCATCGAAGAACCTGCCGAGAGCGTCTTTGGCTTCCTCGGCTGAGTTGTGGACTTCCGTCTCGGTATGCTGCCCGCCCTCATCGACGCCATGGGTGTGAATGGCCATGCCGTCATGGTGGGCGACGTGATGCTTGTCCCCGGTCAGCTTGTGCCCGAGCGCGGCCATCAGGTGCAGGTGATCGGGATGGGTTTCCCCGTCCATCGTGTGACTGCCGTCACTGTTGTGTGTGATGGAGGTCTGAGAATCGCCTGCGCCGTCGCCCGCTTCGCCTTCGACCTTACCGGCTTCTGGCTCGGGGCGGGGTTTGGATTCCTTCTTGGGAGCAAGTTTACCCTTGCCGCCCATCATTCCCATTGCTTTATCAAACGCCATCCTGTTCCTCCATCGCAAATTCCCGTTCTGTCATGCGCCGGATCTCGGCCGCCGTCATCGCCTTGTGCAGCCTTGGCTGCTCGGGGCGCTTGAGCGCATCGACTTCTGATGCCCGCTTCTGGACCGATATCGCCAGCGTTGCCGCTAATTGCTCCGCTTCGGTGAGTCTATTGCGATAATCTTGCACCTTTGCTATCAGCAAGTCACGCTCTTTTTTGAGCGGAGGCCAGAGCCAGTAGAGAAAACGGGTGATCTGATCGTTCATTGACACGATTCGCTCCTCCACTTTTTCATTCCTCTCACATACCTGCGGTGAGACGAAGAAAAGATAAATCGAAAGGCATCCTCTAGCCACCAGATCAGCGATACCATGTGGTTTTCCCCTTTCCGGCGCGGAAGCCAACGCTCTTGGCCGCGAATCGCAACTGCTCCATCACCTTCGAATGCACCGAGCGCTCCGGTTCCTCGGCCCACAGGCGCATCTTCTTTTCCGTCTCGGGCAGGTCTGCAGGGTTTCCGAAGATATAGTACACCCCGTATCCCGCGCCCTGAAGCGGATCGTCACCGAGATAACTAGCAATCTGCTCGATCTTGCGCTGGTCTCGGGGGGCAGTGCCGATCTGCTCGATCAAGCGCGGGCAGTCGCGGGAGATGACCCAGTTGGGAAGCATGCGCGGCATCCCGTTTTCGAGCACGCCCGCGGGAATCTTTCTGCGCAGCAGGTTATACATGGTCTGTTCGCGGCCGATCTTGTCTTTTCCGGCCGAGACCGGGGCGGGAAGACCGAACTTCATCAGCGTCTTCATCATGCGCCGGGCCACGGAATTGGCATTCGCTCCATAGGATTTCGTGGTCTGATCGGCAAAGGCATCGTGCGAGAAGGGGAACGCCTCGAAGCGCGGCATCTTTCCATCCTCGTAGGATTCCGATGTGATCATCTCGGCCAGCATTTCCGGGTCGTGATGCTTTACGAGTTTTTCCTTGTAGGTCCGGAAGACGCCATAGTCGTCCATATAGTGCCAGTAAATGGCGGAATCGTGCTCGAAGCCCCAGTCTCCGCTTATCCAGCGTCGGTGCCAAGGCTCAGGCTTACATTCTTCGGGAGGCGCAACGTTTTCCGCCACGTCGAATGCACCGTAAAAATATCCTCCGACAACGTCCCAACTTCCATGCATGAGAGCTTCACGGATGGCGGCAGGGTATGCCATGAGATTAGCGATGAACTGGGGGTCATTGGCGAAAACCGGGTTGTCCAGATACGTGCAGGGGAAATAAGCATAATCCTCCTTTTTGTAGAGACGCCGCTGTTCTTCATCCATCTCTTCACAGGGAACCTGATCGACAAACAGCCTGCGCACCCATCCTGCGCCGATGCCGATGGGGTTGCCGGCGCCGTCCTTGGTTGTATCTCTCGACACCGGGCAGCGGTTCCACGCCGAGGTTGCGTTCCACTGCTGAAAAGTGAACTCGCAGAGTTCGTCATAGCCGATCTTTAGCCACTGGCCCTGGTAGCCCCAGGCATCGTGCTCGTACTGCATGGATCCGAAGTGCGTCGACGACCCGTTCAGCCAGTTGACGATGTTTCTTGTACGATTGAAGGATTTGTAGAGTTCCTTGGGAATCAGTTCCATGAACCGGGTGACGACCGTCGCTTCAAGCTGCGGATAGGTGCGCCGGAGCAGGAGAGTGTGGACGTGGCGCGCCTTGTCCAAGTCGAACTCCTGGCAGGCGATCATGTGGTCGACAATCAGGCATGCCGTCTTGCCTGGGCCCGCCGCGCCGCCGAGGAAGCGATAGGACTTGGGGGAAGCATGAAACAGCGCCTGCTTGGGGTAGGGAACATAGCGCTTGTTGAAGTCGACGACAAACCGTTCCGTGCCAGTGGTCATTCCATCCTTTAGGGGACCGCATAGTAGGGGAACTGTTGAGACAGGCCATCTTTTTGTAGACGGTCCGCGATGGTCAGTGCAATCCATGCGTGATAAGGGTCGGCGGGATGAATGGTGTCCGCATTGATCCATGTAGCGGGCACGGCGGCACGAACGAAACCATGCGTAAGGTCGATATAGTTCGAGGCGTAGGTCGTCGTCACCCAGGTATTCAAAGCGGAAAAGTCCACCGCGCTGTTTTCCTGCGGATAGGTAGTCACGTAGACCCGGATTCCCGCTCCCTGCAGGGAAGTGACGGCGCTGGCCACATTCGCCTTGGTGGTTGCGATGGGTACGCTCAGACGCACATCGTTTCCGGGTGCTTCGATGATCACCACCTTCGGAGCAAGCGCGATCACTTCGGATACCTCATTGACCAGATCGGCGCTTTCATCCCCCGATCCGAACAGGTCGGCGCCGCGATAGAAGTTCTGCAAAAGCACGGGCCACGAGTTAGCAAATACCGAGGCCATGTTTGCGCCCTTGGAATCGAACACATAGGCGGCATCGAGACCCTTCGGCATGGAAGTGGATATGGTCAACGAGGTAAGGGTCTGGGTTCCGCCCACGTTATAAACAGCGAAGCGTCCCGAGTTCGGCATCGAAGGAGTTCCGGAGTTGGACGCATAGGTGAAGGATGCGGATACCAGTGCTCCGGAACTGAGGTTCTGTACCGTGGCGGTGAGTTTGTCGTAGTTGCGCGAGAAGATGATCTGCAGCGAATTGCCGGCCGAAAAGGTGAGATTCGAGGAACTGGAGGCCGAAATCGTTGCCGAGCCATTATTGACGGTGACCAGATTCAGCCTTCCGGAGTTGACGCCGCTTTCCGCCTCCATGATGGCCAGGGCACTCCACTGATAAGCCACCACCGGGGTCGTAGAGCGTGTACCGCAGCCAAGCCCGTAAGACGTTGCTCCTACCGTTCCCACGGTATAGGTGCAGGTGATTCTCCATACCGGAAGCAGGGTGTAATAGGACAGGTCGAGCGATTTGATGTAGTCGCCTACTCCTCCGGTAAAAACCAGCGTTCCGGAGGAAACTGCAGGCGTGGCTCCGTTTGCGGTGAAAGCACTCAGGTCGGTCCAGGTGCTGGCGCTGTAGATATTCCCGGTTGGCGTAAATCCCGAACTGAAAGCAGGGTTAGCAGGATTCGCGGGCTGCGAAAGAGCAGGAACCGCAAGAAGAAGCAGTAAACCGATCTTGCGCATCACTTACCTCGCTGCGATCAGGCTCCCGGTTGTGGGAGCCACGGAAAACGTGAACCGTACCCATCCGTCGGCAAGGTTGTAAGGCAGAGCAGTTCCCGCGGCAACCAGCAGGCTGGCGGCAGGAGCATAGGACGCAGCCACATCCTGATGGGCGATCTGGCCCTGAGCATCGTGGTTGGTAGTATTAATGAAGTTCACCACATTGGACGTATTGACCGGGTTGGGACCAATGCAGACGGCCTGAGTGGTGGTAATTGATCCATCCACACTTGCGTCATCGACCAGGGCAATCGACGCACCGGGATAGATCACACGGACGGGCTGTGCTCCATAAGCAGGCATAAGTTCTCCTTTTAGGGAAGATTAGCACTCTTCTGCATTTCTTCCCATTCTTTTGCGGTCTTTATCCCCGCTTTCTTCTCTCTACCGGGGTCGTGAATCGATACCGGAAGGTTAGGGTCGTCATTGAAGAATACCAGGTCGTTCTCGTAGACGTTGATGCCGTTCAGCACGTAGGCCTCGAACGCGTTCACTCTTTTCGGGTCGTCCCAGGTGAGATTGCCCTTGAGTACTTCCCCGATCCATCTGTCGTCCCAGTCCCAGGGTTCCATGTTCAGGTGCAGGCCGAACCCCATGTCGAGGTTGTCGGGAAACTTCC